AACAGACAATCAAATCATGTTCATATCTTTCCATCACTGGAGTGTCTTCACCCTTCACAATCAGTTCCACAAAACGACATGGCTTCTCACAACTCTTCTTTTTCTTGCAGCGGTCACAAAATCCACTGATAAGAGAGACATCCTTTTGAAGCATACTCTTAGCCATGATAACCCCCCGAAACGCACCCACGTTGGTGTCAGGTGCCTTTAAATTGATTTTGTGCTTTTAAGCCTGTTTGTCGGTGACTTTTTCCTCTAATTGTTGCGATGACGCAACATTTGCAGGAATATAACTGTCACCCTCCGGACCAATATCGTTTAGGTTTTCAAGGGAGCGGATTTCATTGACGGACATAAACCCGGTTTCCCTTGCCACTTTGTAGCTTTCAAACCGTTCTTTGGTATTTGCCCGAAGTAAATCAGCCGTCAGAAATTCAATGCTGTATCGGTGTTTCTCGCTCTCGGTGAGCAAAACCCTTTCCATCCCTTGTTCTATTCTCGATAGCCAGGGTCTCAATGTGTGTGTTAAAAAAGACTTATTCATTTCAAGAATATTATTGTAAGTTGCACGATCGACGTCCCCAATCAAATTTAATGGGACACGGAAGATCCGGGCCACTTCCACCACACTGAACTTCATGCTTTCAATCATTTGACTGTCTTCGGGTGATAATCCGATGCTTTGCCAGGTCAAGCCACCGTCCAGGACAGCTACCGAGTGTTTTTTCCCTCGGCCCTTGTGTCTGCTTTCCCATGCTTTTTTCAAATTAGCGTGTGCCACTGGGTCCAGGGCCCCGGGAGCGGAAAGTATGCCACCCGGTGAGGCATCGTTCTTGAAATAGTTTCCAGAAAATTCAGAGGCGGCTTTTGCCTGTCCCCAGGTATCCCGGCAGAGGCTCAAAGGGGAGTAACCCATAATCCCATCGGACCCCATTCCTTTTATATGAAGGACGTCATCAGCCTGGTAAATCTTTTCCTCATCGTCACCATTATAACGGTAAAGGATAACACCTTTGTCAGCTTCCACGGTTACCCGGTCTGGGTGTAAAGGCCATAGGGCCACAACTTCGCCCATGTCCCGTTGTATGAAGCAAAAGGCATTTCCTCGAAGGCAGAGGTGCCCAACAAGCAATTCCCGAAGCTCGAAGGATGTCATCCTCGGATTCGGTGCCCGGTGGAGTAGGTCATATAAGGAAAAACTTCTTGCCCGGTTCCTGTTCTTGCCATCTCGCTCATAAACCAATAGCGGCAGGGATGCTATTGACTCTGACAAGATTTTTACGCAGGAAAAAACTGCTGGAATGGCCAAAACTCCCGATTCAGTCAAGGATACGCCCGAGGACGTTTCTTGTCCCTCAAAGGCGTCCATATTCGCCCAGGACCTTTTTCGTTTCAAAAAATCAAACATGATTCAGACCTCTTTTTAAAAAGGGGAGTGAGCAAGGAGAACGAAACCCACCCCCCAGGGAGGCGCCTCGAAGCGGTGAGGCGCTTTTTTGGTTTAAATTGCAGCCAGACCAACACACCAACTTTGGTCATCACCGGCAGCCGGGCTATATGCTGCATTCCACGTTCCTTGACTGTCAGCACGGACGTACAGCCGGTAACTCAAAAGGTCCTCACGCCATTGGGGCACATTTGACCTTTCCAGGCGTAATTCTTTCCTCATACCAATGGCAAATTGACTCAAATCACAAAGCATGAGACTGTTCGCTGCTTTTGCCACGGGTAAATGTGGAGTGAATATGACAGGCTTTCCGAGAAGACGGAACTCCCCGTTTTTACTGTCAAAAATGTTCACCCACGTTCCTGAAGTGCCAATTGCGACAGATAAGCCTGTCAGCAAAAAAGGCAGCATGACGTCATTGCACAACCAGACACAATTCTTTCTTCCACCGGCGTACATTCGGGCGTACATTTTCGAAACGTTCATGAAGTCCACTTCGCTCGTTTGGCCGACTTCGGGTGAAACGGAAACAAGTGCCACATCGTTGGTAATCCCAAGGGGGCCAGTTGCACCATTGAAAAAAGCGGCGTCCAGACCATAGGCGATAGACTTTTTCAGGGCAGCTTCCAGATTGCCAACAAAATTCAACCCGTCTTCTGCAAGCTCGCTCGAAATATCGCAATGGATGGTTCCTTTCCGGGCCGACATAGATATAGCTCTTACTTTTCCGGTCTGGGCAGTAGCGGTGCCAGCCTCGGCCACCCACTCCATAGTGAAGCCACCAAAACATTCACCGGCGCTCATGTCGCTCCAGTCCCAGCCCGGTATCGTTAAAGTTTGATTCTGCATAGGGAAGATGGTCGCTCTCGAACGAATTACTTCATCAGGCAGGGCAGAATCCAGCCAGGCGCTACTCAAAATATCCGGAATCGAAAAACCTCCTCCGCTGGGCACTTTGGATAAGCCGGTCCTGAATTGTTCCACCCCTTCATCATCCCGGGCAGGTTCTCCAAACATGCTACGGTATGAAGCATCAGCGGCAGGTCCACCCGGGAAGGAAATATCCCTTTTTTCTTTGGTTTCAGGCACCCGAAACTCAGGTTTTTTGACCTTCTCCATATCTTCCAGGACCTCAAGGCGGCGGTCACATGACTCCACACCATCTTTCAGCCTGTCAAATTTTTCTTTGTCCTCGCTCGAAAGGTCTGCCCCTCCAGCAATTTGAACCATCTCATCGGTGACTCTTTTTCGTTCCTTTAGCAAATCATTTCTGTCCATTTTACTTCCTCCTAATGGCACGACATCGTGCCTTTTTAAATTACGGCCAATTCCCGCCATTGGGTCGGCGCCGGCGCTCACAAGACTGCACTCAAATACTTCCCAGCGAGTGGCCAGATACCCGGTTTTTGTTTTGACTCTCTTGATAATTCGGTATCCAATAGACAGGTTTCTCAAGATTCCGTCTCGGACATCATTCCAAATTTCATCAGCGTTCTTTGAAAACCTTAACACGCCTTTCAAAGACTTGCCCTCAATTCGGATGTTTTCCACCAGGCCCACGGGCAGCCGCGCACCATCATGGCCCACTATCAAAGGCAGAGGTGCCCTCGATAAGTCCACGGCATCAGGTGAGTGAGATAAGACCTCATCACCATCATGCCTGCCCACCGGGTACTCGGTACTCAATGTGGCCAGGGCAGTGCGGGTATCTTCCCGGATTTCTCCAATTTGAAATATCCTTGTTTCCATTTTCCTCCTTTCGGTCATAAAAAAAGCCCGAATGAAAATACTCGATATAGAGTAAATTCAAACAGGCTCGGTTAATTTCAGTCTGTTTTAACGACTTCCTTCCGTTGGAAAGAAGTTCTGATTTTCAGTCCCACCCACTCGGGCAGGGTTTACAGCCACATAACAGACGGTTCGCCAGGCTCTTCCACCATGTTCCGGATGCAAGCGTCCAGGGCCATCAATGTGGACACGCACAAATCTATTTTCTCCACTGCTTTGCCTTTTGAGAACTTCCTATTACCGGCGGCGTCTTGTTCACATACGACATTACTAAAATTCCATTTAAGCAGGGCATTGTCGGGAAAAACAATCTCCTGGTTCAAAATAAGTTTCTCAAGCTCACGGACAGGTGCGGCCATTGACACCATGCCTTGCCTAAATTCAATGACATTAATTTTCATCTCTTCCAGGTCATGGACAATCTTTTGTGAACCCCAGGCGTCAAAAGCTATCCCTTTAATATCATACATCTTTGCCAATTTGTCAATCTTATGAAGAATCACGCCATAGTCAACCACACTTCCTTTTGTTGATTCAATGAAGCCCTTACGTCGCCAGGTTTCATAAGGCACCCGGTCTGTTTTTGTCCTTTCATGAATTGAAGCGGCAGGACACCAGGCAAAAGGCAAAACATAAAAAGGCTCCCCAGGCAGCGGTTCGGGTATTAAAACAAGTGCGGTCAAATCCTGTACTGCGGCCAGGTCCAGGCCACACCACACCGGGCGTCCCGTAAAGTCTGGAACGGTTCCCACGCATAGGTCATAAGCCTCTGAGGTGACAAAGCGGTCAGATGTTTCCACCCGTTGGTTCAGATATAAGGAACGGAAAACTGCCTCTTGTTGCGGCAGCTTTTGCGCTTTTTTTGCAAACTCCCTCATCTCATCCAGGGAGCGAAAGTCATCTAATGCAGGATTGCAGTCAAACCACACCTCTTCATCCCATGGGTCACAGTCATCTTTTGCCGCATAGACGCATCCATAGAATGTTGGGTCAGGCGGTAAAGACCCATCAATAATAGCCAGGGAATAATCTACCAACTCGGACATCACATGGTGTGGATTTGGGGACTGGGTACTGATTACAATACCCAAAGGCTCGGCCCGGGCACCCGTACCCGTCTGCAAATTATCAAAAAGCTCCCGGCTTTTGCTCTGGGCCAATTCATCAAACACATAAAAGGATGGACTCAGCCCATGTGCTTTCCGGGCGTCAGACGACAGAGCGGTGTAAATGCTTCCCGTTTCCAGGTCGGTTATTTCT